GGTCGGTGTTGCAGTTATGGTTGACCATGCCTGATTGTGGGCTGTTGGCGTACGTGCGTTACTCAAACGGCTATCGGTTGTATCAATTAAAGTCGCATCAGAGATAATGGCGTTAAGTTCTGCCAGAGTGTCAATGTCAGCGGGTTGCAGGGCTGTATCCGCTGTTGAACCTTGTGCAGGCGTAGCATAACTACCGAAGTCAGCAATATCAGCTTTAGATATGACTACAGAGCCATTACGTCCAGCAACTGTTGCAACTTTATCAGTATAGTCTAATTTTAACCAATTAGTAGCATAAACTGTTGTAGATGCTGAACCAACCAGTGCGATGATACGATCATCAACTGAAAAATCAACACCATCTACAGTACCACTTACAGCAACAATCCATGACTGACCTGAACGGACGGATGTTGGAAATGTTCCAACTGAGGCATCCCACGAACCAACTAGTACGACTGCTGCATCTAGTTCATTAACGCGAGAATCAAGTGTGTCAAGATCAACTGGCTGGGTAACTGAGATATAATCAAATTTAGCGTCATACGCCTGTACATTTACACCAATATCAGCATCTTTAAGGATAGTTGCATCCACTGGCTCATAAACACCAGCGTGATTATGATTACCTAGAGCAACTGTTGTACCTGTAGTACCTGTAGGTACATTAGCAATGGGTATGTTCGACCACACAACTGCTGCACTTAAATCGTTTGTTTCGGTGAATGACGTTAGATAACCAGGTACTGTATGATTACCCCACGCAAAGGCAGTGTCAGCATTAGTACCTTGAGCTGATGTTGCGAATGTTGACGAGGGCAAATGCTCATCTGGTACATAATCGCTGAAACCATTGTGAAACGCGCCCCCTGAATAAGCAATATTACTATCAGAAACAGCAGTATCTAGTTGGGCTTTGGTAAACGAGCCTAATATAGTTGCGCTGCCTGTTGAGGTTATTGCGCCTGTCAGGTCTTCAGATACAACAGATGTTTTTATAGAGCCTGAGCTATTCAGCACCCGCCAGCCGCCAGCATGGGTGTATTCCAGTACATCACCTGTAGCCAATACAGCTTTCACGACTAACGTAGTGACCGACCCAGAGCTATTAAATATCTGCACAGACAGCGTGTTTGCAGCACCTTTATTTACGATTGAAATGTGGTCAATATCTCTGACCGTGCTTGCAGCAGCAGCAGCAGCTATTGTCTGAGTGCTTGCCGTTGCAGCTGTAGACTCAGAGAACCCCGTATAATTGGTAGCGTTCTTTACAGANCCAGATACGATTACATCAGCTAGGTCTGTCGCTATTAGTTGTAGTATTTTAGTTGTCGAGTCTAAACGAATCATAATTATCCTTGTGCCGCCGCAAAGGCGAAAATATCGGGTGCATTAACTAAGATAGCATCGGCGATAAGGGCGTTGAATTCAGCAAGGGTGTCTATGTCTGTAGGCTGCAATGCTGATTCAGCTAGTGAACCTTGAGCTAACGTAGCAGCATTTGTAATCCCATAGCCTGCTAGGGTAGTAGGTCTAGCTGTAATAGTTGCCCAAGTATGGGTATGGCTATTATTATTTATTGATACTAGACCAGACCCATCAATAGTAATATCAGCACCACTTTTAATTCCCCCAAGAACGGATACATTCGCTATTGGCAGCGTATAATTTAAAAAAGTTCTAATAGCATCAGGGTCTGTACGCACAGTTATGCCTGCCTGCTCTATCAGGATTAATTCAGGACCTGTTAAGGGTCCAGCAGAGTCATATGTATTAAATTGTCCCATATTATAAACTTTCCAGTAGTGTATCGTTATTAGAATCTAATATATCTATATCCCATGAATCTTGTATTGCTTGTAGTATATTAGCATACCCAATAAGTCTTATTACTTGCCCTAAAAAATAAGGATTCTGTGTCATTGTCCAATTATATTGTTGTCCAAATATTTGCCCTGTAGTTAACCCTGTAACAAATGCAACTTCATCTATATTAAACTCAAACCCATATATAGTGCTACCAATTTTTTCCCCTGCTTGTATAATTAGAGATGTATTTAACCCCCAATTTATATCCTCGGGGTAGTAATTACTAAAACTACCTGATAGGCTTCTCTTTTTAACAGTGAAGTCAGATGGGTACATAGCTCTGTTTGTACTTAGAGCTTCTATAGCTTTATTAGTAGTAGTATAAGAGGTCCAATTAACTTCTGTTGAAAGTTCTATACTTATTCCAGATATATTAGTAGAGGGTTTACCTCCTAATAATACTTCTGTAACTTCTAACCTATTGTAAGTTCTATTAGCACTTCTATTTACTATAGTACCAGGTATAGATTCAACTAGTGATAATTCAATGGCCTCTCCTTGTACTGAAAGACTTAAAGGTTTATCTCTAGACATATTAAAGCCTAAAGTAGTTATAACGCACTTCTCTAGTTTAAATATATTAGGACCATTTTCTACATAAAGGTCAAAAGTTTTATAATCTAAAGCACGATTAAACAGTATATGTAAATCGGATTCTCTGATTGCTGGGAAGGTTAAATTGAAGTTGGCAGGATTAGCTTTATTAATAACAGCTTGTTCAAACATATTAGGTATTTGTATAGTCTTATTGCTATAGGAGAACTCCTCATACGTTTGCGAAAAATCAATACTACTTATATCAATATTGAATTGTTTTCCGCCGAATACCACGTATACGCGAGACTCTCTTTTAAAGCTGAATATTGTCAAGTCTCTAACCTCTAATACCTTATACGAAATAAATTTCGAATTTACCACTTCTTTGCTACAGATTTCTGGAGACTAGTAAGTTTAGTAAACTCTTATAATATATATAATATCAAATACTAACTTAAATGTCAAGAAGTATTTTTCTAAGGGCTAGGCGGGATATGCTGGGAGGGCTAAAGAGTAATATATTCTAAAATATCTGATAATTCTGTTGGGTTCTGTGTCATTCTCCAGTCGTAACTCTGAGTAAATACATCGCCGGTTCCAAGTCTGTTGGTATATGCGCAATTTTGCATATTTAAACTAAAACCATAAGAATCTTGTCCCGCTGTAATTAATAAGCCAGCATTACGATTCCATACGAATAGATCAGATACTTCAGTTTCTAATAAGTATTTAGTGAATGAGCCTGATATTATACGTTTCTTTACTACATATCGTTCAGGGAACATAGAATTATCGCGATCAGTAGTACTAATAGCACCGTTTACGTGTGTGTAGGGAACCCATTCTACCTCGTTCTGTAGTTCCATAGTAATTGTATTAAGAGCATCATTAAGTTCTGTAGAGCCGTTAAGTAATAGTCCTACACTAGTAACTCTATTATATGTTCTATTAATGTCTCTAGGCACAGCAGTTCCCTCCAATGAGAATGCTGGTAATATTTTAGTAGCTTCACCTCTAATAGACAGAGTCAAAGGTTTGAACTTTTCTATAACAAAATTAACATTAGTAATAACAGCAGTTTCTATGTAGTATATGCCGCCTAGTGTGGCCACGTAAATATCGAAGCTACCAACAGTTAAAGCTTTATCAAATAAAATGCGTAAATCATCCTCCCTAATAGCGGGTAGTGTGATTTCGAAACTTGCTGGGTTTGCTTTGTTGATAACAGCTTGATCAAACATATTAGCAGTCTGAATAGACTTTACACTATAGCTGTCTTGTTGAAATGATTGTGAGAAATTTATCTCACTTATGTCTATTTGGTATCTTAAATCTAACGCAACATCTACTATGTATACTGTAGCTTCACGTTTAAAGCTTACGTCACAACCAATAGACATTATAATTCTCCATTAAATGTGGGACGAGGGTAATCCTCGTCCCACCAATACAGTTTATACTGCTGTATAAGTTACAGTTACTTCATTCGCTGATGAGATACAAGTACCTAAAGCTGTGAAGTTAGTTTCTAGTGCAATTACATCATCAATAGAGTGAGTTGGAATTTCAATATGGCAATGAGGCATACTAAAATCAACTGTCGGAGACCCCGCTGTAGCTGTTAAACCACCAACAGAGAAAATCAATCTAAAGTCATGTGTAATTACAGTTCTAAGACCTTTAACATCTTCCCAGAAACCTGAAGAGTCGTTACCTAGGCCATTAGGGTCACGTACTAAGTAATTAGTAAATGTACCAGATACTGAACGAGCACCAGTAACGTGGCCAATAGGTATATTAACAACACCTAATTCTTCTGGTGTAATATACGTAAGGTTATTACTAATAGTAATTGACCCACCTGTTAAGGTAAGATCATAGCTATCTGCAAGTGCTGCTTCCTGTGCAGCAGTATAATCACCGAATTGAAGCTCAGATACTGTTATATCTGTATCGTCTGGGCTATAACCAGAACCAGGTGTATCAATAGTTACTCCTGTAATTACACCGTCAGTTACAGTATAAGAAATTACACCGTCTACTGAACCACCTCCACTAGTATTGTTAAGAGTTACTGTACCCTCTTCGTACCCTGTACCGCCATAAACAATTACTGCATTGGTAACAGCCCCCGCAGCAATATCTACTGTAATATCAGCATTCTTACGTGGAATAACTGTAAGAGCAGTCAGACGATTACGAATAAAGTTACTTGTGTCAGTTACACCTTCATTAATAGTAGCTACTATAGTAGTTGGTTCATCTACAATCTCAGCACCCATTCCTGACCATTCTAGCTGAGCAATACCGTCAATATCAAAGTTAATAGTAGCTTCATTAACAGCTGCTTGTGTAACTTTATATGTAAGCCCCGTAGACTCTAGTACAAAATAAATATTAGCTGTACCAAGTGTAGAAGTGTTAGAAGTTTCAAAGTCAATTACCGACTCAGTAAGTCCTAGAGTAAAATAATCATCAGTACCATTACCCCAACCTTTACCTGAACGAACAGCTTTACCTGCCATAAGTGCCCATAGTACTTCTTCTACTGCATGGACATTAGCCACTGTATCAGCTGGTAAAATTGGTGCGGAGGCACCCGGCACTGATACGAAAGGACGAGTATATGTTGTAAATGACCACTCAGCTGGTGCTAGAGAGTCATTAAACATTCTAGTACCACGTCTACTAACTCCGTCAGTATTTTCCATTTCCGCTAGTGTAATTTCACTAGAGTTGTTTGCTTGTGCGAAGCTGAACCCATCTAGCACTGGGATTTCCCAAATTTCGCTTGTTGCTACGCTTTCAATAAATACTTTTACCGATCTACTGAAATATAGTTTTGAATCACATAATGACATAGCTTTCTCCTATGTATAATCTTGAAAAGACTTGGACGTGAACATTTGTTCTTGCCAGTATTTTCTAGTACCTAACCTCGGTAATAATTTCGCCTACTCCTAATGGATCTAGGGCGCCTTCGTCTGAATCTATCTGTAAGACAGTAATTTGTTGGGTATAGCACGTAGCTCCGCTTTTATCCGTATAAGCTAAACGGCTATTTTCTTCTAGTACAGTTTCAACATCTTCCATTAGGGCGTCTAGTGCTTCTACACTATTTTCCTCGTTCACATAACATCGGAACGTGACTGTCAAGAATCTATCCTTATACCCTCCACTTTGGTACTCTCTTGTCTCAGACCCAGCATTTATGTGACAGGCAGGCCACTGATCTATCTCATCCCAGAACTTAAGACGGGGTTCAACGTTATCCCCTAAGTCTACTCTAAACTCTCCTGTACCATCTATAGTCTTTAAAACTTCTACGTAAGCCCGTACAATGCCCTGCCTATTAGTAGTATAAAGTCTTTCTCTGCCCATTACCAGCTCCTTTTAGTGAAAAATCTAATTCCCAGTCTACCAGCTACAATCTCTCTTATTGATTTATCCACCAAAAATTCAGGATCTTTTTCTTGATTATATAAGCCAGTATTTGTATCAAATACACCATAAGGTTTTGGGTCATAGGTATAATTAATTCTGGTAAAACCCTTTAGGGTTTTATTTACATGTGTAACCTCTACACTTCTAGCAAATTGACCTGACCTATATACTAGGTTAGGTAGTACCATTCTTTTCTGTAAAACATTGTGTAACCTTGCATTAATATCTGCCAGTATAGTAACTAGGTTATTATCATTATAATCAACCTTTCTTCTATTAGAAGTTCTGGCTTGTTTATCTAAAGCTATTTTTGCTCTAGTAATTTTTTGGTCTATACTAAGGTTGCCTTCTTTCTTACTAGGATTAGGCTTAGTATTTTTTGATGTTACCTTTGCTCCCTTAACCTTGTCAAATTCTCTAACTAACCTTCTAAGTATGTCTTTTTTCTTAGCTTCCATAGGACTATCAGAACCTTTAAAACTAGTAAAACCTTTACCAGAAGTTATTTTAGCTATAGCTGCTTCAGCTGATGCTATGAATTTATTTTTCTTAATTATTACTTTGGATTGATCAGCTCTATTAGCTTTAGCAGACTCAATAAAAATCTTCATATTAGTACTATCTTTAGACATTACAGCTCTTAGTGTAGCGGCAACTTTTGTTTTACTACTACCAGCAAATTTTAATAAATCGGGGTCGTCTATCTTTTGTAAGGCTGAATTAACTGCTTGACTTATATTCAGCTCAAACACACCACTATCTTGAGCGTGGCCTGCTTGAAAGAATTTACCTCGTTCATTCCCTAATTTTTTATTTTGGTTTAAGAATATAGTATGAACATCAAAAAAGTATTCGTTTAGAGCTACTTCGTAAGTTCTTTTGACTTTAGAAAAAATGTCAGAATTTTTACTATTAGGAACTTGATATATAGCTACTAAAGAGGAACTAGTAAACCTAGTACTTTTATGCCTAGGTATATTAAAGAATTTCTCATGATTAGTAAGGCTTTTCTGCACCTTAATACTTATTGCTCTAAAAGCTTTTTTAGCTGAAGTATATAATTGTTTTTCTTCTTCTATTGATACCTTTATTGTTCTTTTATGTAGTTCAGTAATAGTCTGTGTAACAATCCTTCTAGCGCTAGTAGCAAACACATGCTCTGATCTATTTGCTACTGCGGTCCTAAAGTTAGGATCTCTTTTGGTCATATCTGTAACCAAATACTCTAGGAATCTTTGCAAATTAGCGCTAGACATACAACTGCTTATATAAATCTAATATACGTTTAATATGGTCAGGAAATCCAACGTTTCTATCTTGACTACTAGTAGTCTTATTAGACATGCTAGCGGTTCCGATACTTCTTCGTTCCTTATATTCTTCTTTATAATAGTACTTAACTAAGTCAAGTACTGCTAATTTTAAATCTGAAGGAACTTCTGTGTACCCACCCATATATACAACTTTAACTGCACCGGGCCCCATGGGCCAAGTACCATAACCTCTACTACCCGTTCTAAAAAGACTATCAGTAGTAGTATCTATATAGAACTCGAACGCTGCTTCTGTAATTGTTACATATGCAGAGGAGTAACTGTTGCGTTCTTCCACACTAGTTACAGAAAGTATAGGGGATTCATTAAGTTGTATAATATTTGTTTCATAGGTTATATTAAATACCTCAGTTTTCGGGGTAGCATAATAATCTACAAAGGTAGTAGCACAATAAGTTTTCACTAGTTGACTTACGGACGTTATTAAAGATTCTATACGATCGTCATTCTTCAGGTCCGTTAGACCCTGAGCTAACTTGTAATCATTTAATGTTATTAAATCAGCCATAAGTCAAATGGTGAAAACTCGGGGGAGGTTGCCCTCCCCGTTGTTATCTATCCTTATACCGCGTACGCGACTTTAACAGAAGCCGTAGCACCTGCAAACAGCTCAGTGAAACCAAGCGATTGAGTAGCTACGATAATACGACGCTGTTTACCAACTTCGTAGTCTTGCTCTACTTTCATACTACGTAGTCTAGGCATAACATAGCTATCTGCATGTACACAGAAAGCTGCGTCAGTAGCACTACCAGCTGCTGGGAATTCATCAGAAACGATTACAGGAGTACCATAAACCGCACCAACCATACCAGTGATCTTAGTAGCTAAAGCTCCAACCTCGTTTAGGTTTTCGAAAGCTACATCACCAAGCAGAGAGTAGTAAACATCTTGATTTACGATATATACTAGGTCTGAAGGGCTTAGGCCATATTTGCCCATATCAGTACGCATGCTTAGTAGCGTAGCTGCATCAACTGCACCTTGTGCTGGAGCTGTTCCAGACCATACAGTAGCATGAGTTGATAGACCATCAATTGCTGAAACATCATTAATAAGCATGTCTTCTACAGCACGAGCATGTGCACGAGCAACACCACTAATAAGCATAGGCATTAAGTTAATAAGTACCTGTTCATCAGTATCGTTGTCGATGTACGAGCTAGAGATCAGACGGAATACGTTCATGATCACTTGTTGCGCTTCATACACACCAGATGTCTTCTGAGGGTTATTTTCCAGGTTACCTGTGAATACTAGATTAGCATCTTCAGTAGCCGTTGTTTGCCATACAGCCTTGTTAGTGTCACCTTGGATAGGTAGCACAGTTGAAGCGCCGTTTACAGGAATATCACGGAAAAGCTGAGCTACTTTCGTATACACAGTAATTTCTTTCTGGATATTATCCTGAATTTCTTGGTCTAGGTCACCAGCATATGTTGTGTATTCAATACCGCCTTTTTGAAGGATGTCTTTAGCATAGTCAGTATCCCAACCTTTATTAGTAAATACACCAAGCATTTCAGCATACATAAGTTCTTTGCCATTTTCTTTAATGAAAGTTTTAGCATCAACATTAGTACCACGGTCTTGGAATGTACCACGAGATTCGCGCATTTTATCAAGTTCAGTTGCTTTTTCTTCCAAGTCAGCTTTAAAGTCAAGTATTACTTTAGCCATATCAGCATCTTTTTCTACTAGCTTAGCTTCCATATCTGCGATCAGTTTTTCAGCCCCAGTTTTAGCTGCTGTCTCAATACGAGTTTTCTCTGCATCTAGGAGAGCTTTATCTTCAGCTGCTTTTTTATCAGCTGCTGCTTTACTAGCTTTTTCCATATCTGCTTCTAACTTAATAGCAGCGGCAGTTTCCTTAGCCACGCCTTTAAGCATTTCTTGAATTTCTTCTTTAGTCATGTCAATTTCCTTTTGAGAGCTATTATGCTCTCCTGCTGGTGTGTCACTAGCTTTATCAGAGGGTTTACCCCCATCCTTAGCCAAAGACTGACTAGCTGGATCTCCACTGTGTTTAAACGTTTTTTTATAGTCCTCATAATCCTTTGTAGAATCGAAAGACTTCGCTAATGAAAAAGTTGCTGCTTGATTACAAGGTATTGATACTACAGAGTTCTCAAGTAATTCAGCTGACTTAATCAGTAATCCGTAAGTTTCTTCTATATAGTCGGCGTCCTTGATCAAGAAACTTACGGAAAAAGCTCCAAGTACACCATCTTTAATTAAATCATAAGTCTTACCAGCAGCTTTGCTGATACGTGCTTTAATTCTAAGACCTTTTGGGGTTGCTTCAATTTCTGTAGCTCTACCAATAGGTTGATTTGAATCGTGGTTAAACAGAATAATAGGGTTATTCTTAAAGTTATCTAAACCCCCATCTATTTCCCAAGCTTTAGAGTCAATAACGTCACCAACTCTGTCTACATCGTTAGTGCTAGCTAAGCCCTCAATATACAGGTCACCATCATCGTCCTCAGCAGCTTTTGTTATTTTGCTTATAAGTTTGAAGGTTTTATTCATCATCAAAATCTTCTAGGACAGAAGTATCAACTTTTACTTCTTCCTCTTTAGACTCTAATTTACACTCTACTTTAGGTTCTGAGGTGTTGCCCATATTCTGTAGTTCTTCCCATAAATCAGGTTGTGCCTGTTTTAAGAAATTAATACACCTAGACCAGTTCCCAAAGTTACGTTTAATTTGAACCCATGTAATGGGGCAACGTTTACGTAGCATTCTATATTCATTAGATGTGAAAATTTTACCTTCCTCTAACATAAATAGTGCTAAATCTCCTGTTAGTACTGTCTTTTGTCTTATACTTGCCATTATTTAATCCTCTTGTGCCGGGGGCTTACCGCCTTCATCTGGGTTAGCCGCACTACCTGCTATGTTAGCTGGAATTCTTAGTTTGTCGCTTTCTTCATCCTCGTCTTTATCGTACCCTAAACCTTTTCTAGCTTCGTTCGGTGTAATAACTCCACCATTAACTAGAGAAGTGTAATACTGAGACTCATCTCTGAGTTCTGGCTGCATGCCAGCGATTTTAGTAACGTCTTCTGTTATTATAAATCCAAAGAATCTTTGAAAGCTGTAATTCATCTTCTTAACTATAGGAAGTACTGCTTCTAAGTAGTAAAGACGCATATTAGGACGTATATTAGCGTTATTTCCTGAATCCATTAACACTGGAGGTATTCCTAACGCTTTAAGTATTATATTCTCATTCTCTGCAATTGCAGGTTGAAAATCTAAGTCTTTAAAATTAACGTTAGTTATTGCATCAACTTCTAATCCACCATCAAGTATAAGGGGGCGTTTACCTCCTGACTCAGGATGGTATCTAGTAGTCCATGAAGCTAATAGTCTTTGTTTGATCTTTTCAGACAAAGTGTTAGGGCTTTTAATTACAAGCCCTGGAACAGCTCCATTTTTAAAGAAGTTGTCCTGAAATTTTCTCATGGAAGACATGAGTTCCATAGTACGTCTAGCTGGCTTTAACCGTGAGACCCCGCGATAGATAGACTCATATGAATTTTCTTTAATATGAATAATATCTTTAGGGCTATAATCTACACCATTTAAACTATATTTTTCTATATAAGTTTTAGTGCTAGAGGTTATCCTTACTTTATTAGCCGGAAGATGGTATAAGTGTACTCCATCATAATATATAAATATATTACCTTCCATAACATAATCCATAATTAAGTTACGTTTGAAAGAGTTAATATCTTGATATAAATTAGGCTCTATATTCAAAAGCCTATAAACAGTTTCTGGCTTACTGCCTAAAGCTATTTTTCTTGTTTTTGTTTCTTCACCTACAGTTGCTGGTATTTCTGCCGCATCGTCAACAATCATGTTAACGCCACGGTTTACAATTTCTAATTCTTCATAGCCCTTAATATAAGACCAGGTACTTTCTCTTGAACCCTCTGTAGTACCTCCTAGGATAGACTGCGAAGGATTTAGCTTTTCTAAGCGCTCCTCTAAATATTCCCTTTCTTCTGTAGGGGATAACTTATTCCAAGGCAATCTCATTTATATCACTATTAAGGAGTTTTGTATTTTCATGGTTGTTTATCTTTTTGGATATTAACCCAACGCTCCTGTTTTGCAGCTGTACCTAGGCTAGGTGATTTACCGTATATACCATGAAGTCTTTCATGGTGATGGAATTTACATAAAGTTACAGCATCTACATAAAGTTCTTTATGGTGTTCTGCAATAAACTCATCTCGCCACTCTAGAACATCTTCACCTGCCTTTCTATTAAGTTTCATCCAACGGTGTAGTAGGGGGCTTAAACTATTATAGTGATGAAACTCTAGTTTTTCATCATCACCACAAATATAACATTCTGTACCTTTATCATATTTGGACTTAGACGCGTCTCTAACGAATTTTACTAAATCCCTCTGTCCTTTATACTCTATTGCCATTTTTATAACCTTTTTTATACTTATGAAACTATTATATCTCATTGAGATTGCTTTGTCAAGTATTATTT